ACCAAAGGAACCCAGCCGCTAAGTTGCAAATAAGCAGACATATTGTCGTCTACTATGTTGCGGCAACCTGTTGTACTTGTAGTAAATCCAGCATCGCTCACAGCAGTGCCATTGTTCACTTCTTGTAGTAGAATCACACCACCGATGTTTTGTGTGAGAACAATAGCGCCACTGCTGCTCACTGTGGCTACAACATTTGGTAAGCCTGCGGAACTCACAGCAGTGATAAATGCGGCTGCATCGGTTCCGTTCACTGTGACAGTAACTGTGCTACTGAGCGAGGTAGAGTTTGCCAGGCTTGTGGTAATGGTGAACTGATTGCCATTGGTGAATGTAGGTGTGCTGGTGCTGCCGGTGACCACTGTGGCACCTGCTGGACTGCGTTCAAACACCTGCAGAGTGTAGGTGCTGTTGTAGGGCAAATCGTTTTGGATTTCTGTCCAGTATGTAGTTGCAGTAACCGGATTCCGATTTGTTCCGTTCTGTATAGAAATATATGTTAGAGTGTTGTATATCACTCGATCTCCAACCACATATGCTGTGCTGCTGCTCCATGCAGATACTCCGCTTGCAGCAGGATCCACATTGTATTGTGTATAGGTTGTGCCGGCAGGAATATTCTTTCCGCCACCTGTGGCGTCCAGTGCAGCATTGGCATTCCAGTCATTTTGATAAACCAGGGCAGACTGTGCCACCCACACACCCAATGGTGTGCTGTATTTTTCCACAATCAGAGCAGTACCAAGATTTTGTGCAGTGGTCTTGTTCCACACGCTGCCTGTGGGGCGCGGTGTGGTGTCAGTGGCTCTCCAACGTGGGTTTTGGTAGCTAGGGCTTTGTTGCAGGCCAGGTGCATAATATGTGGTGTCTGCGGTAAGTCCTAATGTAGTCAACAATCCTGACGTTGATCCTACAGAACTGATCAAGATGATACCATCATCTGCGGTTGATCCGTCAGCTGTGGCTGAACTGTCAGCAAACAAGCAAAGTTTGTTATCAATCACAGCAGAATACACACCAGTGATATTGGCAGTGTTGATAGCGCCGCTGAGACCTTGTACAGTGTTGTTGGTCGACGCAGGAACTGCTACCGAGGTACCATTGATAACAATGGTGTTACCTGCGGTAAGAGTTGCGGTCACTGCATTGGCTCCTTGCACAGCAGGGTAGCTCAACTTCCAGTCATCACTGCCTACCAACACCCAGCTGTTGAACAACCCGCTGAGGGTGGCCGAATTACCTGTTGCGGCTGCCACTGCACCATTTTTGTAATACACTGGATTGGCTGTGTTGGTGGCCACCACGGTGTAATCACCGATAGCACCGTAATCTTGCAGTGGTACGCCAAAACTGAGTTCTGTAGTGCTGGTAATTACACTTGGCACTATATTAGTAAATGCACCAGTGGTCTGGTTCCATTCAAAGATACCCCACTGTGTGACAGCAGTGTTTAACCAATATGTGCCATTGTCGGGTTCACCTGTGGGGCGGACCAGGGTGGCAGTGAGTTCGGTAAGATCAATATCCACACGTTGAACATACGCACGATTGGTCACGCCCAGTGCAGAATATGCAGCCAGCAAGCCGTACTCGTTGAGTTCGTATCCATTGATGGGTGTGCCTGCTGTGGTTTTGTAAAAAAATGGATTGCCAAATGTGGCTGAAAGATCTCTCTGACTGGTGATCAGATACACACGATTTGCGTTGACTGCTAGGGTTCCTGCGGCCACACCAACTCCTGAACCTGATACTTTGTTCTGTGCTGTGGCGATTAAAAAGTAAGGTACTGAATTTGTAGCTGCTGGAAGGTATTGACTTTCGTCAATCACTGTGACTTGGACTCCGGGTGATACTAGTGCCATGTTGGCTCCTTTAAAAACTGTTGTAGATATTTATCGGATGAACACAAAACCCGGGGTGTTGCGATGCCCTTTGCAAAGGTTTACGGTATAAATACTGCATGAGACCCATATGTACAGCCTGTAATCAACGTCCGGTAGCTGTGAACTATCACCGAGATGATGTCACACACTACCGTGCCAGGTGCGATCACTGCATACGACGAAACAAGAAGATCCGGCCGCCAGAGGCATTATGGAAACGTGCAGGATACAAGAAAAAACCCACATGCGATCGCTGTGGATTTCGACCTAGATACGCTAGCCAAACCTTGGTATATCACATGGACGGCAACATGCGGAATGTTGCTCTAAACAATCTCAGGACTGTGTGCCTGAACTGTGTGGAGGAAGTCAGGCGACTAGCTGTTCCTTGGGTACCAAATCCGCTGCAAGCAGATCATTGAGTTGCTGGTATAAAGCATCCACGGTAGAATTGTTTTCCACAACATGATCAAATGTGGTTCCTGCCCAAGAATATTCTGAGGCATGAACGCCTTCTGAATCCAACCAACGCTGTGCTGCTTCATCGCCGTGATTGGCCTTGGCTGCGATATCATACCAGTGCGGGATCATTCCACGCTGCACCCAGATCACACGCCCACCGATATTCTTGATAGCAGCCACTTCGTTGTAAAATCTGCAGTCTGATATCACGATGTTGTCCGAACTTTTCCGCAGTTTGTTTTCCAAACTAGCGATCCAGATGTCAGTGTGAAAAGCATTTCTTCCCACTTCTGTCCCCCAATGTTGCAATATCCAACGTGGTGTCAAGTGCGGCATACCAAGTCGTTCAGCCCACCAAGTGTCCACACACTCTCGCCACTCTCGGGCGGATCGTGTGCGACCCTCTAGCAGTTCTCGATCCCATCCAAAAACTGCTGCCGTAGCGTCCTTAAGAGTGGCTGCAAATGAATCTCTACGAAAACCGTGAAAGTTTACTAGATAGTCAGCAGCAGTATCTTTGCCTGCTCCAATGAATCCACAGATTCCAATGATCATGATAATGCCTTTATGTTTAGATGTCGAAGTGTGGCCTGCAACAGGTCAATCTGTCTACGGCAATCTTCAAGAGCGTGATGGCTTGCGGGTGGTTTGCCTAACTCCGGATACAGAGCGTACACCGTCCGGGCGTCTCTCACTCGGTAGTATTGCCAGGGCAGCGGGCGGCGGAAGCTCTTGTAAGCATGCTCAAGAATGTTCATGTCAAATGTGGGTCCATTCGCCCAGATTGATTTTGATCGCCAGATCAGTCGACCCAGTTGTTCCAGTGCTGTGTCCAAGGGGATTCGATTGTCCGAGCCAAATGCTTCTTCCTGTGCTTCGGCGGGTTGGGTAGCCCACCACTCAATAGTGCCCTGTTCGATATTGCGGTCGGGTTGACTCGCCGGATCAATTCGTGCATAGAATTGTTGAGCATGATAGCCTGTGCCAAGTGGATTAAATGCCTGGGCGGCGATGGTCAGGATACAGGCTTCTGGGCCTGTGCCTACCGTTTCGATATCAATCATTAGATCAGCCATGTGCTGATTATAGCATAGATCTTAGCCAATCACAAAGGTTAACGGCTGACTTCCGTCCACATAATTCACCAATTGCTTGATGCACTCGGCCATCTCTTCTTTGGCTTCGGCTTTCATGGCTGTGCCGTTGAGTGTGCCTCCGCCATTGGGTCCGGCGATAGTGCCAAATTTCTCACGGGCTTCACCAATAATCATCTTGCAAGCCGCTGTGGTGTAATCTCTGATCCATTGCTGGATCTGGAAATCACTCAACAACTGGATCTCAGGCTTGAGATTGTAGGTCCACAACAACACAACTTCACCACCACCTGCTGGATTGCGGATGATTTGCAGCTTCTTTGTGACAGGATTCCAGGTGTAATTCAAGAATCCACCAAACATCCTAGCAGCCAATTCCACATACTGACTGTAGAAATCGTATGTGGCCAAGCCGCCTGATTGATTGAAGTTGATCAAGTACACATTCATCTGTGCTTGACTGAACGGATCAAAGTTTGAGCCCATTGGGCCCGACGCTATACCAAAGGTGCGTTTGAAGATCTGTCGCACACTCTGCACTTCCTGTGGCAGAGTGTAGATGTTTTGCTGATTGACCAACTGCATGAAACTGTAAGACTCTTCATAGGCAGCGTTGGCCCGTTGGCGATAAGTGCCAATGGTCTTCTGGTACGCTGCTTCAAAGTGAGCAGGATCCAGTTCAATGTCAATGATCTGGCTGCCCAGTTGCAGGCGCACATACTGAAAAAGATTCTCTTTCAGCGTGGGTAGGTCTATGGGTTGTTGTTCTTGCATCAGGGACTCCGTCCCTGATATTTAGCACATTACCAAACCTTGAGGATGATCAAGTTGTCGTTGCCACGCCCGTTCCACTGAGTTTCTGTGGTGCTCAACTCTTTGAAGATCTTGCGTGTGGCTGGCTTGCCTGCTGCCAACAGGGCTTTTAGCGTCTCTGCTGGCTTACGCAGGGTTTTCTGCGAACTTGTGCCTGTGTCAAATCCAATCACAGCCGAACTCTTCACTGTGAAGTTGCCGCGATGTGCATCACCCACAACATGGATCAGTTTGCGTTTCACAGTGTCGTACAGCCAGGCTTCTGTGGCATCAACCAGTTTCACAGCAGGTTCGCTAACCAGTTTGAGTTCTGGGAATGTCTTGAGATACTTAAATTTGGCTGTGACTTTTTCGGCACTCACTGCTTTCTTGGCTCTGGGTTTGCGTTCCACTTTCTTGATCTGCACATAGTTGTTGCAGTCAGTGATCACCTGCTCAGCAAACTTTACCAGTTGCTTGAGTTGAGTTTTGGTCAGATAGCCATAGCCTTCAACCAACTGTGCATCCTTGCCTGCTACCACTGCTTCCAGTTCAGTCAAGTGGTTTTTCCAGATCTGTTGGATTTGATGGATCAACTGCGGTGCCACATTGTGTCCACGAATGATGGTGATGGGCTGGAATTGTGCTGACATCTTGGCACCTGCGGCGATGAAGTCGTCAAACAGGCCTTCAATCTCACCGGCGCATTCTGATGCTTTTTCTTTGAGTCGATCCTGGATGGTGGGGCCAGCGGGCTTTGCTTCCACTGCTTCCACAGGTTCTGCTTGTTTTTCTGCCAGGAGTTCCAGGATCAAGTTGTCTAATTTGATCTGTTCAGTATCTAACAGTTCTAGGCCCATTGTGCTCATACGGCACAGCCAGCCTGTTGTGAGTCGCACTTGGCTGTCAGGTAAGGTGCGGATACGGCGAGCGTCCTTGGTGCGGTTGTGTGCATCAAGATAACTTGCAATAAAGTCCTTGGCATCTTTCTTGCCGTAGAAATAGTTATACCAGCCAAATGCATTGCTGAACTTGCTGGAACGATTTTCTGTGGGTTGCACACGCCACTCAGGTTCGTGTCCAACATATTTTGTGTCAGGGCTGCGAGGGTTCAACGCTTTGACGTTGGCTTTTGCTGCTAGGGTTGCCATGGGGTTCCTTTGTGACTGTTTATGATATAATTATAGCACACTATGATTTTTTGGTCAAGTCCGCGCACAAGAGCACAAATGTCATGTCTGATTGTCTGCGGAACATGATGTAGTAGGGTGCGGATTCTCCGTTTCTCCGTTTTCCAAAATACCCAACCCAATCAGAGTCGCGGACCGACCAGCCGGTGCCCAAGCGACTTTGGCAGATCCGTTCAATCTGGGAGATTTTGTCTTTGTAATCCCACCAGCCCTCAAACCGCAGGCCGGCTTCGTATCCGGCTTCTTTGTGCGGTCGGTATCTGCGGTCTAACTTGATG